CTAGAAGAGATGGCGACGGTATTACACATAGAAGAAGACATTGCAACCTTTGTGACCACCGCTGGTACACAGTTCAGTACCCTGAAATCTCTATGACAACTACGCCAAAAAATAAAGGTATAAGACTTTATGCCAATGAAAAAGCTCCAGACGGGTATGACCCAATAACAGGGCTAGAAATTAAAGATGGGGCTTTTGTTTACCCAGAAGAAGATCACGCTCCATTTCAAGGAAGCCTATTCGATTCATAGCATTCTCTAATAATTTGGATTGATACCGTGTTTGCTTCAAAAGACCTATACACACACGAGCCACATGTTCAGGGTCTTCGTGGTTTTGTAGACGGTGAGCCTCTTGCTCTACTGCCAGAATCTCCTGGTCATTTAATTTTGTTTTTTCCCAGTCTTGGAAGTTCATTTGTCGCTTATCAAACGACTGGGTTTATCTCTTCGACCGCCCCACTTCCAGGTCTCATACCACTCAGCATCAGACCTCAAGATTGAGGGATCTGCGTTATCAATAGCTTTTTGTAGATCTGTAAGGCTGCTTAATTGGTATGGATCACCTGGATCAAAGTGCTCGAAAAAATCTCTTATGTAGAGGGGGTGGGTTGGGGGAGTTTGCATTGCTCTTCGGAATATTTAGCTGCAAGCCCTGTATATAACCCTGCTTGTGGATGATCTGGTTTATCACGACCATCCTGCTTATACCAAATAGCCATTTGCTTGACACGCCTAACGTTTTCTTCACGCCAGGCTTTGTCCATTACAAAGTCCATTAGGTATCAGTATCGGAGGATTTGGGCTTGAGCTTTTTAATACTATCTAAAACGAGAGCAACTATTCCGTTCTGCTTTAGTGCACTCGCTCCAACCAGTTCTGAGACTAGAGCAAACGCAGCCCAGAATATCGGACTCGTTAGTAGCTCGTTCATAATAAACACTAGGTAACATCCAGACAATACCCTGGATCTTGCGGTTTACCTCAAAAGTGCTACATTTCGTGTGCTGCTCCCCAACGGCACACAGAACCCCTTTGATCGGACGAGACAAATGATCTTAGGGGTTTTGTTGTGTCTTTTACTTCCTCCACTCTCTTCTCTGCGTAGGTTGTAACTTTGCGACTTCTTTTTCTAGTGCATTAATGCGGTGAAACAGTTCTCGGATGTCACGCTCGCGTCTATTTGAAACATTCGCAAGCAGCATTAGTAAAGCAGAAGCAGCAGCGCCTACTATTGCGGGCCAAATAGAATCCATTTAGTCTTAACCTGCTTTTGTATTACTCATGGAGGTTATTTTGCCAGACGAACCACAAGTTGACCCTAAACCACCCGAAGATAAAAAACCAAAGAAGAAACCTGGTGTCTTAGGCAAACTTCAAGATATCACTCCTGATAAAGAAGAACAGATCCAAATCATAGGTGTAGCAGTGCGTTTGGGCATTGTTATATGGTCAGGATTCTGCCTAACTTTAGCCTATATAGATTTACCTGGGTTCCCTAAACAGACCTTCGATCCGACCTTTATAGCTAGTGTATTTACCGGAGCATTAAGTTCATTTGGCTTGACAACATCAAAGAGTAAAGGTGGTGGAAACGGAGTCAGCAAGGCTGATCTTGAAAAAATGATTGCCGCAAATAATCAAAATAGTGGTGCATATCAAGTAATAAGAGTTGAAACACCTATTAAGATTGAAGGAGCAGAGGTTGTTCCTCCCCAAAAGACCCCGCCTAAACAAGTATGAAGCGACTGCTAATTCTTCTGTTGCTTGCCGCTCCAGTGCATGCTGATGTACGGCATTCAATTAAATCAAGTGCAACGATCCAGTTAGACCCGGCTTACTCCTCTGTTACGCGCATGGGTAGTACGTACTCAGTGTCAGGCTCAAACGTAACTCCAAGCACAACCGTTTCTGGTACTACAACGTCAAACGCTATCGGGTCTCTCACCGCTACGAGCCTTACTGCGGGAGTGCCTGCTGTTGTAGACACAAACTTCGCTGTAACCACTCCAGGGAGCGCATTCTCAGCAGTAGAGAGCTATACCCACGGTGACGCCATTCCATCGGCAACAACAGTGAGTTCAGGAGTGGTGGGTTCACTTCCTAGCCTTGGCACAACTGTTACTGGGTCAGGAGGCGTGACAGGTGGGACGATCACAAGTCTCACTAGTGGCGTGCATACCTGCGCAGGAACTATGGGTGCTGGCTCTAGCTGTACTGCTACCTCAATCATCGAGACCCTGGTGGACTAATGCACCTATTGGCGCACCACCCTGGTCTTGATGTTGTTGACCACTTTGATCCCATGATGTTTGTTCAAATCTTTATTGCTGGATCTCTAGCTCTAGGATTCATCATGCTCCTTTATAACTCTCATCCCAATCACTATAGATGAGAAAGTTACTGCTGCTATTGTTGTTAATCCCGTCGAAAAGTCTTGCGGTGCCTGTGGTTCCGAACTTTTCTTCGGGTACAATGTCAGCGGTCACACGTACAACTAGTGTAGTTACTGAGAGCATTTCCTCTCACGATTACAACACAGGGCACACTTATACCTTGAATGGCTCAGGCATAACAATTGATGGAAGTATCTCGCCCGCTCCAACAACTGTTAACCACTCTATTAATGGCACTTCTTATCAATGGACAGGTGCAGACCTCACCAACAAACCTTCGGTAACTCTTACCAATCAAGGCAATCCATTCCAGTATGTAGAGAGTTACACGGCTCCAGGGCTGTCAAACATAACCAACATAACAAGAACAACAAACATAGAAAGTACTACAGAAACTACCTCAGTATTCTCGCAATAATATTACTTAGTCCAGTAAAAGTATTAGCCCAAACTTCACAGACAGCAGCACCAGTAGCTAATAGTTCAGGTAGTGTGACTAACATGGCTATTCAATCACTACAAGGAAATCTTATCCAGAATCAATATGGCGGAAACATAGTCTGTCAGGGGCCTATGCTCACCTTCTCTCCTTTCTTAACTGACTCACATACATATAGTAGTCCTAGAGAATATTGGTATGAACAGCCTCAATATAATGATGCTGGTGAAGTAACTCATTCAACTTTAAATAGAACTGGGCAGAAAGATAACATGGCATTGAATTTAGGATTTAGCATGACATTCTCTATACCTTTAGATGGGTCGCTCCAACGAAGATGCAAGGAAGCTGCTGATACTCAAATCGCAAGACAGAAACAATTAATATCAGATAGTCAGCTCAATTGGCATATCGCTCGCTTGAAAAATTGTGGGGAACTACGTCTAGCCGGAATTGAATTTGCTCCTTGGTCTCCTTACTTTGAGCTTTGCAAGGATGTAGTTGTGAGAGCAAAGATGGGACAAGTCCTTCCGCATAGACACACAACCCCACCTAAGACCATTTTACCGGAGGGAGATTCCTCTTCTCTCGATAAGCGTTGGTTCTTTTCTGGGATAAATTCGGCGTTACCACCTTTTTTCCTAAAGCCTTCTGAACCCGTGTTAGTACCTGTTTCACGAGGGGTTTTACAATCTTCAGAAGAAAAGGAGTAGCAGCAGCAGAAGCAGTTGCCACGATTGCTATCGTTCCAGTCGTAATCACTTGTGGTACTGAAGGGATTGCATCAACTATTTGCTGAGGGAATGAAACCTCTGAGTACTGGGTAACACATCTGTTTCCTATTAACTGATAACTAATTATCTCTTTCGTCCCCTTCCCGTCAGGAACTTTGGTCCCAATCTCCGGCGCATCAGGAGGCGGGCAATTCTCACTTTTCTTGGCGGACGGTGGTGGCTCTTCTGATGGTGGCGTTTCTGGTTGTTCATATCTTTGCGGCTCCTCCGATTTCGTATAAATAAATTCTTCGGGTGTGTAATCCATTGCGTTGTAGCTTGGTACACCCCCTGGACAGAGCGTGATATTGCCCTCTGGATCATTCGTAATTAGCGCATCATTCTCATAATCGCTACGCCTTGTCTCTACGCAAGGCATCTCAATAACTGGAAACCCTATCGGTACAGGCACAGGTAACTGCGGAGCCTGTATGAATGGCGCGTTAATAACCCTTACATCTTGAATGTTTACATCATTAACCGTTATATCGTTAATTTCACTCAACGAGGGTGCCCTTAGCCCTACGGATGTCTTTTAATTCTTCAAAGTTTTTCTGCTTTGTTCCCCCGTCATACTCCCACGCATAACCTTCCTCTACCATCTGCTCATTTAATGAACGACCTTCATTACCGACGTATAACCATCCGAGTAATCTTCCATATTTTCCAGTTGCTCCTTTATCCAACTCCGTCCTTATTGACAAATCGAACCCATCGTTAACAGCATCATCTAATTTATCTTCTAGCCAATATGTTGCATCCTTACCAAGCTTCTTTTCGTTGAGATCCCTGGTACGTTTTTCAGGAGTATCCACACCAGCAACTCGTACCCGTTGTTTAATGGATAGATCAAAACCTAAGTCAATAGTTACATCAATAGTGTCGCCATCTACAACACGATCCACTTTACTTACTTTGTAATTCCAACAACTAACTCTTTTTGGAGGTTGCATGACTTCAGTTAAAAGGGAAGCTTTGGTGTCCCTGGCTTTGCTGATCCAGGGCTTTTGGTTGGCAATGCTGGTCCAGTTAGTCCGCCAGGAATCGGAACATTACTCATTACTGACTCAATAACTTGTTGCTTAAGCTTCTCCTGGTTTTCCTCATTAGTTATCCAGAGATAACCAAAGATCGTTCCACCTGTTAATGCAGCTACCAGTACAAAGGCAATTACACTAATAGCGTTGATGATTTTTTGCATGGATCACATTTGGAGAGATGCTTGGTTAAGAGCAATCACAACAATGTTACCTGTAATTATGTTTACAGGCATTGCCATTGCGCCTATCTATTTATTTACAGAAATGCAATTAAATGAGATCAGGAAGGATATGCCCACTTCGTAGCAGGAGCTTTAGCTTCAGCGACTTGTGCTTTTACGTCGTCTTCAATACGAGTAACTTCAGTCGCTCCAAGTTGTGCTTTGACTCCTGCCACAATTTTTGCATCAGTAGCAAATGACGCACGAGCTTCCATATCAGCATCTTCAGGTCTGGCTAAAACAGTTGTGCTGTTGTAGCTACCTGTAGCATCGCCATCAACACCAGAACAAACCCACTCAACATTGGAAACACACTCGTTTCCTGCTGTTTCATGCTTGTATCCAGTGTGCTTCCAAGTAATTGTGGTTGCCATTGTTCAATTGTTTTAAGTAAGTTTAACCTTCTTCAGAAGGAGTGACTACTTCTTGAAGAGCTTCAACAGCACCTTGAAGCTTAATCAACCCTTGAAGCTTTTCTTGTTGAGATTGTTGAGTAGCATTATATGCTTCAACTTGTGCTTTCAACTCTTCTTGCTTTGCAGCGAGGTTTTCTTCAGGAGTAGGCATAGTGCTAAAAATAATTTTGAAACACCATTACTCTAATATAAGATCAAGACTTGGGGTACTTATCTTTTAC